TTCTAAGCGGGGCCAGAGCATCGGAGATTTCTTTGCCGTTCGCTATGAACTTGCTGATCGTTGCATAAGCGGCGTTGGCCGCTGCCAGTTCAGCCAGCATCGCAATTTCCTTTAGATTTTAGAGGTGTAAATTTTGGCTTAACCAAGCTGCAAAACTACTTTTACTGTTTGCAATTACGTCCAAGCTCAGTAATCGTAGTTTCATGTTGATAGTAGTTTTTAATATTCTTGGAATTTTGCTTTTATTTGGAAGCGTGGTTCCGCTTTTATTGATGTTTCAAGAATACGAAATGTTTCGCACATATTGGCCGAATACTGACCCTGATAGTTTTTTTTGGGGTTTGTTTGCTGCGCTGGTCTTGCTGTTCATGGCCCGAGTTATGGCGGAACTCCAAGACATAAAAGAAAAGCTAGATAGACCAGACGAGAAATGACCCATGCTTAAGCGCCTTGCCCTTACCTTACTGCTTATTGCGCCAAGCTTGGCTGGTGCGGAAAGTTATGACATAAAGTACACCCTACTGGCGACGTTTGGAAAAAACAAAAATCAGCACAGCTTAGATATAAAAACATTTTCAACTCCAAAAGAATGTAAAGACGCAAAAAATTTTATCTCAAAACATTTAACGGATCACAAAAATTATAGTGAATTGTTGCTTTCTTCCGAACTTGCAACGCTCAAAATAGATGGCTGCTATAAGAAATTTCAAAAAGCTGCCAGTGAAACCAATATTGTCAAAAAATTTACTTTGCAGGAGCTATTAAATGTTAATTTTGATAGTGACGACGAACTTAAGGCACTAGCAATACTTGATCGAGAAAAATTTATGGAAGGTAAAAGCTTTGTGACTACTTCTGCCGAATGCGCCTCTAAAATTTACTACTCCGTCCGTGAACGAAAAAACTCATTAAAAGAAATTAACAAGCTCGAGGAAAAAGGAATAAAAGACAGAAGTTTTTCATTTGATTTTTCACCAGAAGGTTTGAGCTATACTTGCATCCCAATAATTGAATAATCACCTTTCCCTCAGCGCCTGCTCGATATTGTCCAGCTTGGCAGCTATGGACCGCAGCGCCTCTTTCACGTCTTTCATTTCACGATCATGCGCAAGCTTATCTGACATTATCTGAGATTTTAACACAGCAATATCAGTATCATGCCGACTGACTTTAACGTGCATCATCCAAACAAAAGCCGCGACAGGTGCAATCAGCCACTGAATTATAAATAAAACCGTATCCATCATCAGGCGATGTCATCAATAATTTCGATTGCAAGGAAGCCATCGTTTGGAAAAGTCTCAATCTCGCCAGTGGCATAAGTAACCTCAAACTCACCTTGGAATGTGCCGGGGGTATCAGTATCCGCAGCCTGCCAAGCATAGCGCACCCGCCCCGCATCATCGTCTAATATACTTGCAGAACCATCAACCTTAACAGTAGCTTGGTTTATTCGCTTCATGTGAAACCTGACCGTTGCAGCCGTTAGATCAATAGCGTTTCCAGCTGCGTCCTTTAACGTGACCACCATCAAGGGAGACGTGTCATTTTGTTTTATTTTAAAGCCCATATTCTCGCCTCTTAAGTTTAAGCAACCAGCACTTGATTGACGCTGTTTTCTGCGGCCACCACGTTATTGGACGGCTCGTGAAAATCGATTTGTCTTGGTATTCCGATGTCATAGACCAGTGCTGGGATCTCCGGCGCAACCAGTGCAAGCTCTGGCGCAGCCAGGTTATGATCCTGATTAATAGACGTCTCAGCTATTGAGGGAGATTGCGCGCTAAACCCTACACCAGACAGCAAATGGTTTTGGATAAATATAACGTTTGAAACATCGGCTGAGCCTACATCCAAATTCGTGCCCACAAGTTCATGATGCTGAGCAATCGTAGCACTGCCAATCTCATGCGAAGCCGTTAGCTCAGGGGCGCTTAGTTTATGGTCTTGCTCAATAACCGTGCTGGCCAGCTCAGCTGCTGCCGTATGAATATCAGCGCCGCCAAGTGTATGATCCTGGTTTAGCGTGGCGCTATCTAAAACTGGGGCCGCTGTGGCAAGGTTAGGAGCCTCAAACGTCTCTTCCTCTGACATTGTCAGGGTATTTAAAACAGGCGACTGTGTGGCCAGCTCAGGCGCAGCCAGGGCATGATTTTGCGATATCGCTGCAGAGCTCAACACAACCGGGAAAGTAATTACGTTGTTGCCGCTTATGTTGTGATCCTGGCTAATTGCAGCCGTATCAAATTGTGGTGCCTGCAACGTCAGCCCAGCGCCAGTCAGCTGATGATCTTGGTCGATCTCTGTCGTTGCCAAACTTGGCGCGCTTGCAGCAATATCAGTAGCACCCAGATCATGCGTTTGATTGATCGCAGCCGTTGCCAAATCTGGGCCGCCTAGCGCAAACCCTGCCCCAGCGATATTATGATCTTGGTTAATCGTTACGCTGCCAATATCTGGAGCGTCACTTTCGCAAGCTGACCCCGCCAATTGGTGGTGTTGATTGATCGCTGCGGATGCAACGCTTGGGGTGCCAGCGGATAAATCAGGCAGTGTAATAAGATGCGTTTGCCCGATGGCAGAAGATGCCAAAGTCGGGCTGCTAGTTGTAATCGCCACAGCTGTCATTGGCACGACTGACTGAGCAGGCGGTGAGCCGAGAGATGCCGCGCCAGTTGTGATGTCAGACCCAGCAAGCTGGTGGTCTTGGCTAATTGCCGTGGTGTCTACGATTGCAGAATATGTGAGCAAGTTGGACGTCACAAACGTCTCTTCCTCGCTCATTGGCAAGCTATCTACATCTGGAGCGCCTGTGGCAAAGCCCGTGCCGCCTAACTGGTGATCTTGGTTGAGTGTGGCGTTGGCTAAGATAGGCGCTGCAGTAATGACCCCAGAGGCTGTTAGACCATGCTGTTGGGATATTGCAGACGTGGCCAGCGTTGGCGACCCCGCAGTTATCCCATCAGCTGAAACAACATAGTTGAAGGAGCCGAGCGCCGCTATGGCGTCAGCTGAAATGGGGATCATCGCTGTCATGGGTTAGCCCGTTTTTAGAGGGGTTTACTCTGGCTTGGTCGGCCAATCGCTATCAGCCAAATTAGGCCAATTCGCATGGGTAGTTATATCCCGCAAAGCCTGTCTGTAGCTTCGCATTTCATCGCTCACCGTTCTATCTGCCAGCGCATAAACGTCTGTTTCTTCTAGCAGCATATTTCTTGTGCGCGTATTTGCTCTTTCTATTTCAGACAGAAATAAACCTAAATCTGTGTAACCTTCAAATTGTCCAGTAGTTTCCGCATCCGCTGCTACAACAATGATATTTCCGTCTTTTTCAAACTTCTTAAACATTATTAAAATCCTCTTATAATTCAGCGTAACAAATGTAATGGAAAGCGCCACTCAGACCATCTACAATAGTGGGATGACCGCTAAGTGATGTATGGCTCAGACCGCCCGCTCCATAACCACCCAAGTCAAGGTATATTGTTACACCCCCATTGCTAATTTGGCTGCCACCATTGCCAGTGCCGGTGTCGTTACCCTCCTGAAAAGTTTTTGGAACATTCAAATCTGACTTATAACCACCAGCCTTACCACCATTGGCATCCGTAGCTGTTGCCCCATTAAAGTTTAAAGAGCCACCAGAAGCAGTGCCACCAGCTTGCGCAGATGTTCCAATTACGCCAGCACCGCCGCCGCCAGCAGTAAGGGTTGTGCCATTTATCGTGCAAGAGGAAGCACTCCCTGCAACCCCGTTTTTATCGGTTCCTGATGGCGTGTCACCGCCAGCACCAATCGTGAATGAAAAACTTGTGTTTGCTGTTAAGCTAGTGTCAAAAACAACCATCGCACCGCCGCCGCCGCCACGCATAGTGAGACTGCCGCCCGTGTTACTAGACCAGCCACCGCCACCGCCGCCGAATAAAAAAAACCTATAATCACCAGTATAAGGCGCAGTGAACGTGCCACTGGTATTAAGAGTTTTTTGCTCAGTAATCATTTTAGTACCACCACCCGCAGCCGCCGCAATTGTGCTGGTAGTGGTGCTGTCTAAACTGGCAATATTCTGTAATTCCCTTGAGTTATTTACGACCGTTGTGCCGCTTATCTGTAAAGCCATCGTCGCTTCCTTTCGCTATTAGCTTTTCATGGATTGAATTTCAGCTTTCAGATCATCAATCTGAGTTTGCTGCGTTTTAATTGCCTCAACCAGATGACCAATCAGGCCCACATAGTTGATAGATTTCATGCCAGTATCTTGGTCAGTATTCACAACGTCTGGAATGATCGGCTCAACTTGCTGCGCTATAAAGCCTTGGCCCTGAGTGCCAGTATCGCGCCAATCAAATGTAACGCCCTCAAGCTGACAAATATCAGAGAGCGCATTATCAATTGGTTTAATGTTTTTCTTTAGCCGCTCATCAGATGTGCTGTTTAGATCGCCAGAAACCAAAACATGCGGAGATGAGTTTTTAACCTCTAGCCGCTCTGATCCACCAACAACAACGCGCCACTGATCGGCTGCGTGAAATTGCATGTATGTATTGGTGTCGCCGTGATGAAATATCTGATCACATCCATAGATGTCATAGTTATTCATATCTAAGTGGCGAGCCATTTCAAGATAAGTCGCACCTGTGGTGAAGTTAGCGACATTATTGTGGTAGAGCGTAACTCCACCGTTTTCTTGCATCTGCACAGCCCAATCGCCGTTCTCATCATCATAAAAACCAGCCGTTGAGCCATCGGTCATAAATGACCAGCGACCTTCATTTGAGCTATTACGAATTTGCAAGCCAGCCCAAGTAGAAGTCACTGAGGTGATTTGCAGCAAGTCTGCGCGGTCTGTGCTTTCCCGTAGCTGAACCTCTGAACCAAGATGCACCTCTGTTACGTCAATTGTGCTATCAAGATTGAACGTAATAGTTTCGTTGGAGCTTTGGTTTGTCGTAAAGTTGCCGCCACCGCCTAAGTTTGTACCCGCGCTCAGTGTTATAGTCGCATTATTAGCGGCAGAGGGAATAGACAGAGCCTTAGATGTTAATCCTGTGACATGGCCGTAGCCATCAAGAGTGACATCTTGGATTACCGTGTTGCCGCTGTTGTTTACTGAGGCTTGGCTGGATGTGTCGTTGTGATTAAACGTAACCGTTGGGTTTGTTTGATTAACAACAACCGCTGTCGTAGCATTTCCATTTATAAAATTAACTTCTTCACCCGCACTTATATTTACTTGTGTGCCGCCATTGGCTTGGACGTTGAAATTAGTTGTATTGGTATCAGTATTAACTACCGTTTCAGTGGCGCTGGTGATGCCCGTGATATGACCATAGGTATCTAGCGTAATATCTTGGATGTAAGTGCGGCCCGAATTGTTTACCGACGATTGGCTGGACGTATCACTGTGGCTCAATGTAACCGAACCAGATGATCCACCGCCTGTTAAACCACCACCCGCAGATACTTGAGTGATGTCACCTACGTTGGCTGTTGCTCCATTTGCTACGTTGAGAAAGCTTCTGACCGCAGCGGCAGATGCGTGACGAATATAACCGTCATTGCCGCTTTCCGCACAAATTTTAGTAATAGAGCCAGTAGAAATATCATTGGGCGTTGTGTTGAAGTAATTTGCAAAGATGTAACCAGACGAATGCCTCTGAACGACTGTGCCATTACTTGCGCTTGCGGAAACAGTATAAGGAAAGCTGTAGTTATTAGCGTCTGTCGCGCCAGTATAACCAAGATTGGCAAGCGTTAGTGTGTGTGAACCCAACCCCGTAACATGACCATATGTGTCCAGCGTAACATCTTGAATTACCGTTGCGCCACTGTTGTTTGCAGAGCCTTGGCTAGATGTGTCTGAGTGGCTGAAAGTTGTGCCGCTTAACGATAGTCCAGACCCCGCGCTGTAAGTGGTATTCGTATCAGTATTCGTGTCCGTTGACGAAATCGTAATTTTTTGAGTTGAAGCATCAAAGGAAACGCTTGTTGCCCCTGATCCAGAAAACCTAACACCTTCAGCCGCGCTCACCGCAAATTGCTGTGTGCCGCCTGAGTTTTGAACCCGCCAATCGGTTGTATTTGTATCGGTGTTGACCACCGTTTCAGTAGCCGTTGCCAGCCCCGTGACATGCCCATATGCATCAAGCGTCACATCCTGAATATACGTTCGCCCAGACCCGTTTACAGAGGCTTGGCTAGATGTGTCATCGTGCGAAATGCTGATTGTAGTGTCACCGCTTTGATTGGCCGTAAACGTACCAGAGCCGCCCAAAGCACCAGTGCCTTGCACCGTTAACGTACCATCGCCCACTGATACTGACCCAGTGCCTACAGCCGTGACATGGCCGTAAGTGTCAAACGTCAAATCTTGGACAAATGTATTTCCACTGTTGTCGGTGCTGGAAACGCTGCTCGTATCAGAATGGCTAATAGTAACATCACCCGTGCCGCCGCCAGTTAGCCCACCGCCCGCCGTGATCGTCTGATCGTTTTTCGCGTTAGCTTCTATGTTGTCCAGTTTGCTGCCATCACTGGCAACATCGCGCCCGTCAACGGTTCCGCTGATTGTGAGATTGCCTGTTAGACTGACATTGCCGCTGGCATCCCGCACTAGGTACTTTTCAGCAGGAACTGTGACAAAGATTTCTTTTGTGCCAGCGCCCCAGTTTACAGCAGCATCGCTGTTTGAACTTTCCAAAATCGTAATGCGGCTGAGGGTCGTGCCAGAGGCAGTGTAGCTTCCAAGGCCAACCTCGTAATCTGTACCATCGGTGCAAGCGTAATAAGTCGTATTGCCATCACCTACGGCTGCAAATGATTGGAACCCGTCCACAGCTCCGGCCAACGCATAGGTGCCAGTTGACGTAGTGGTGGTCGTCTCTTTTACGCGATCTGCGATCTGTAAAGCCATGGTCGGGTTCCTTGTCTTAAGTTACGCTGGGTCTGGGATGCCGATGTCAAAAGCGGCAAGCGTGAACGTGTTTCCGCTGGTTACAGACTGCGAAGCAGTCAAAGCGCCAGTGGCCAGCAAACGTGTGTTTGAAACATCCACGAGAGCGTAATGCGTCGCGGTGCCTGTGCCTGTCACAGAGCCATCGGTGATTTGAGCCACAGTAACCTTGCGGCCCCCGCCAGTGCGATCACCCGGCGTCCCAATTGACAGCGATGTCGAATTGCCAAGCGTGTGGGTAGAGGTTGCAGAGGTATAGGTCGTGGCCTCTTGCGAGGTGACGTGAACCGCGCTTGCTTCTGTGTCGAGAACGGTCAGCCCGTTGTCAAACACCCGATCATTTAAAGTAGCCATATTAAGTCTCCTTTGAGGGTTGGCCGTTTTCGAGAGCCGAGACTTTTGCCGACAGCTCCTTTACCGCCTCGATCAAAACCGCGACGATATTCTGGTAGGACACCGAAAGAAGGTTGGCTTCTGTTTGGTGAACTAATGAGGGGATGATCTGCTGGACCTCTTGAGCAATCAGGCCGACAGAAGGTTTATTATTGTGCGCCCAATCAAATCGAACGCCACGTAAAGCGCCCACAAGAGCAAGAGCGTTTTCCAGCGTGGATACATTCTTTTTAAGGTTGGCGTCCGATAGGGCGTTAAGCGTGACAGCAGTGACCGTATCAACGCGATCATTTGTTTGGTCCAGCGTAAGCAAGGTAATCCACGCATCGTCGGCTTCGTTCCGCATTCTCAGAGTATTGGTGTCAGTCTCGTACCAAAGTTGGTTTGCAAAGGTTGTGGATGGCGCAGCATCACCACTGCTCAACGAGGCTAAGGCTTGCAGCGCGCTGTTTATATCGGATCGCGCATTTGCTGCCGTTTGGTTTGCAATATCAAAATCATGTTGTGACAATTTTAAAACTCCGCTGTTGCAGTCAGTTCGGAAACGACAGGCGTTATGTTTGCAGTTGTGTTTGAAAGAACCGCTCTAAAGCGCACGTAGCGGGCCTCTACTTCGCCAGCGGCGAGTGAATATGCAGACCATGTTGAAGCGTCATTGCTGGTCGCAACTTGGACCTCAACATCATAATCTGAGTAGCCTTCAGTTTCGTTTGTCCAATCGTCAAAGTTGCCCGGCCAAGTATCCCAGTTCCCCGGAATATCATCCCAATCCACAACTCCGAACGAAGCGTTGGTATTTTTACGAGTTACAACAAATGCGCTCGAAACTCTTATTGTTCGCGTCGAGCCTGCGTCTATGTACCCCGCACCGTCATGGGCAAAGTCGTATGTGCCTGATGCCCCGGCGCTGCTGGCATTTGTAAGCAAAATTGTAGATCCGGTTTTTGTTACATTGGACTTTACACCGTTGAATGGTGTCGGATCGTTATGCTCTTCATCAACATGCGTTGTGCCTAAACTTGGCAGCTCACTTGCGAGAACCACGGTGCTTGCGGCAGTTGTGCTTTCGTTTCCAGTTTTATCCACGGCTGTTAGGAAAAAACTGCCTGCAGATGCTGGATAGCTGATGCTTGTTGCTGGCCTTGCAATCTTATCGATTTTGCGCAGCGTGCTGGAATTAGCAAACGTGCCAGACGTATTTGGATTAAACCACAGCGAGTAATGCGAAAGGTCCAGATCAGTAACAGCAGGCCAATTAAAAAACACGGTCCCGCCAGCAATCGAGCGCGTCAGCGTAGTTGGTGCAGATGGCGGCGTATTATCTGCAGTGACATTAAAAGTTGAAGTTAAAGCATCGCCTCGAAAGCCAAACGAATTAACAGGCGTAGCGCGGACCGTGTAATTTATTGGAGCCTCGCTAACCTGTGGCACTTCGATGTCGTTAGCTTCAAAGCGCGCGATATTGGTGGACCCTGCAATGCGGCCCTGCCCCATTAACTTAAAATCACTGTCCGACGTCTTTTTATATTCCAGCGTGACGTAATCAATTCGCTCGCCACCACTTGTGTTTACGTTCGCCACCAGAGCCGTGGTCACGTTTTCGTTTACGATCCGATATTCTTGGCTAAGCGTTAGCCCAATCGATGGCACTTCATAGTAAGGCAGCAGGGTCGTATTGTTTGACGAAACCTCTTGTTCGTTTGCAACGGACCACTGATGCGCTGCTTGGCTGGTTTCACGCAGCTGAAGGTTCACGCGCAGATCGCGGTTTTCGCCAGCCACTAAGCGCCAGCCCGTTACCTCGAACTGCTTTTCACCGTTCTGCCAGCCATAGCGATCATTGTCGAAAGCGATAATATCACCAACCGCCACATCTATGGCATTGAGGCCAAAGTCAGCGCTCATGGCTATTTGCTCGCGGCTGCGAAGCAAGGTGAGCTTTGCTATGCGCTGTGCCGCTGCACTTGATGTCGTATATGGAAAATCAAGATTGGTGGCGACCGTTTCGGTATCTTCTGTGACAAAGGTAGCAGATGCATATTCTGGATAATCCGCAGACACCCAATCATTAGCCGCATCGATATGGGTGCCACGCACCGTGTTAAAGTTATCTCGCATCGGCACTTTGGTATCTATCGAAATGCCAGAGCGTAGATCATCAAGCGTCAAGGTTTTGGTTGGCGTTACATAGTTGGCCACATTGAGCCGCCAGTAACCGCCGCCAAAGTAAAGCGTCCCGCCGCAGGCCGTCATAAAGTCTTGCAGCACATCCCCGATTTTTTCATTGGCTTTCACGACGCCGTTGATTTCGTATTTGGCTTCATTGCCGTTCAGTGTTGAAACCGTATCCGCGCAAATAGAAGCCGATGCTTCAAACGATGTGTCATCTGTCTGATCGTCGCTCAGGCCATAGGCAGAGGTTATAAAATCACGAATGACCAAGGCTGCGTTTGGGCTATAGGCCGTGGAATTTGTGGCGCTGTTATAAACCTTTTTACCTTCTACAATCGCGGTGATCGTTGGAATGCCGTTAGCAAACACGTTCTGATCATATTCAAAGCGCACATAGAGGTAGCAGATGCCCTTGCCGATGAAGGTGCTTTCAACGCCAGCCTCGCTGTGGAGCGTATTGGCGAGCGTGGCGCTAGAGCCATTAAACGCATCAGAGGCAGCGGTCTGCGCACCAAGGTGCTTATAGACTTTTATTTTACTGTCCCAAGGCTCGCTCGTTACCGTGTCACCGCTAAGCGTTACGATCTCATCATTAAGATAAATATCCGTAATGGCATTACACTCATGACCCGCCAGAACGATAACCTTGTGCAGAATTTTGTTATTATTCCCGGTGGTCTTTAAAAATATCTCCGTGCCGCCTTTGCGGATTTTACCGTAAACAAATTCCTGCGGATTGATTGCGCCTCGCGCGTTTACCAACGTGCCTCCACTATCCGTTTTTGGCTTTGGCTTTAGTGCGTCCAGCGCCCAATTAACGACCATCGAGATTGCCAAAGATGCAATGGCATAGACTGCAACCCAGCCCCACATGCCCGCTGCAATGGCTGAAAACAACGTGGTCCCAGCGGCAGCGCCCGTGATGTAGGTCGCGATCAGGGCAGCGCGCGGTGACTTTGTATATTCATCACGTTGATGTGGCTGAACGACGACTGGCAGATTATTTTTCATCTCCACGCGTCCTTCACGTCAATTTCGCCCAGCCGATAAATATTAGATTTTCCCAGGAACAGGCTGCGCGTTCCGATGCATATGCCCAGCGCTGCACCAGTCACCCAACGCTGCGCTTTATCGGTTGTGACAAGGCTAAACCGCTGGGGTTTATTAAGCCGCTCCAGCCGCTCGTCTAAGGCTCTCTCAAGGCTGTGAAAGCCAAACTCTTTGATCATTTCTCGGCGGCGCATGGGCCTGCCATCAATCATGTAGCGACCAACCCAATCGTCCGCATAACCCTCGCCATAAAGGATGCGCCATGCAGTATTGCTAAAGGTAAAGCAGTCGTGAAATCCCCAGCAAAAAGGTCGATCTTTGACCTCATTGATGTAAGCGTTTAATCGGTCTTGCGGCCCCAAGGAACGCTCACATCTTGGATGCTTTGGACATATGAAAAGAAACTGTCTCCCGGCTGGCGCGCTAGGTGGCTGTCGTTAGTATAGCGATAGTTTGAAGCGCGGGCTAACTCGACAAGCTTGCTTTCAATCGTCAGCTCAACTTCGCTGGCCTCAACCTCATCAACCAGTCGCATTGTGTTCATTTTGCCCGAAAAGATTTCAACAACAGCAGTTTGTGACAGCTCTCCAAAGTATATGCTGGCGCGCCGTCTTTGATAGTTTTCCGTCAAAGCCAAGGAGACGATGTTTGAGGGCAAACCGCTGAGCTTAACGGTGACGCTTTTTGCAGTTAAGTCTCCAATTTCTTCCAAACCAGAGATCGTAAGCAAGTTGCCCGATCCCGTGAATGTTTGCGATGCACCCCTAACCGTAATGTCTTTATCGCCAAGACCAGTCCAAAGCCGCACCGCGCCACTATCGAACATAAATTCACAGGCGAAATATGGCTCAATCGATAAACCCTGCAGCGCCGTAATTAGACCACTATCAATCGTGCGCGACATCAAATGACCTCCATCGCAGCAAAGGTAATTCCGTAATGGCGAAGCTCATTGAGCGACCAATTGGTTTCATTACTAGCGAGACGAAAGCGGCCTCGTGGGTTTATTAAAACGAGGCTTGTTGCTGAATTCAAATTTGCTCGCAAAAACGGCCACACTTCTAGCGTTCCGCTGTTCTCTTTGGTTACTAAAACCTTATGTAAAGTTGCGCTACTAGAACTGCCAATCTGAATGTAATCGCCAGCCGTAATTGTTCCCGTCATTGCCACCGCGAGCGATCCACTACCCGCCGATCCAGTTATTGTTGCGCTGCTGGGAGCTGCTCCAGATTGCAGTGAATAACCGCCCGGATCACCAAGCAAGAAGGTGCCATATTGGCCGCGCAAACTTACTAGGAATGCCAGCCAAGCCTCAGCGTCTGAGCGCACCATTGGCTTCAAATTAACCGTCGCTTCCCATTGTTGGCCACTATAGCTGTGAACTTGCTCAGCGTAGGTGAAGGGCGAGCGAGACACGGCGATTGCGTTTCGGGTCGTAAGATCAATAGAGCGGATCGAGCTATTGTTTGGAAAGCTAAGCGGATAACTGATAGCCATTATGAAAACGCCTTTGCATATGGACCACCGCGCCTTGCAGCATCGGCCACCGCCGCTTTTGTCGCCTCAGTAATCCGCGGCAACATTTGCTGCACTTCCGCGCGCACAGTTTGAGACACGCCGGTTGAGAGATTGATGTTTTGATGGACAACGACGCCCGTACCACCACCGCCTAACGCATTGTTCGTTTGCACTGGACTTAAAAGCCGACCTGGTGTGCTTGGCACAAATAACTCTCTGCCAGATTCGCCTGTCATATACGGCGTCCCAGCATGAAGTTGACGTCCATGCGCACCGCCCTGGACAGCTCCTCCGCCAGACAAATCCGGCAATCCAAAGATCTGTTTAATTCCAGCAACCAATTGCTGAACCACATAGACGCGGTAAAGCTCTTTAATGACCGCGCTGGCCATATCGCTAACCGCATCCTTAAATGACTTTGTGCCATCCACCATATTCATGAACGCACTTTCCATTTCACTATCCAGCGTATTCATCACAGACTTTAGATTGTCCAAATCTTGCGCGGTTGCGTCAGCACCAAGGCCCAAAGCCTGCAAAGATATCGGAGACAAATCGAGTTGAGCAATTAACTCTTGAAGGTTTGCCGCTGCGTTGCCCGCGGAGCCCGCCAAACGATCACTTTTAGTAATTGGCTCAACGACCCCATTGCCAAACGAAACCATGCCGTCTTTTGCATTGTCTAGAGCCGTGCGAAGCGTGTTAATATTTTCTGCCGTAATACCCGCCTGTTCCGCTAGATCGGCGTCCGTATCAAGCATTGCAAATAGCTGCTTTTGCGCATCAACAATTGATTGCTCCAACTCTTCATAAGCCGCTTGCTGCGTTAGTTTTGGACCACTTATTGGGGATGCCATACCCGCAAGCGCCTCGCGCATCTGCCCAACGCGATCAGACAAGCTCTTATAAGCAGGCGACGATAGAACTAATGCACGCGCTTCGTCGATTGCAGCTTGCGCGTTTGCATGTCTGGCCTCAGCTTCATCAAGCTTTTCTGTGGCCATAGCCACTGACATGTCTTTGGATTTTCCAAGCTGAATGTTCAGCTGACGAGACTGTCTAATTTCATCGCCCATCGCCAAAACAACATTATCCAGTGCAGTCTCAAGCTGGGCGTTTGGATTTAAAAACTCATGGACCGCTGAGTAAGCAATTCCAATATTCCTGGCGATTTTAGCCGCGGCTTCTGCCCCGCCAACTAACAGCGGAATGAGATCCGCGAGCGCAACGTTTAAATTCGCCTTTATAACCTGAGAGGCAATTGCCAATTCTTCCTTAGCTTCGCGCGCTTCTTTAATCAGACTGTCTGACATCACACCGCCAGCGTCGCGCAGCTTTTTACTCAAACGATCAAGCTCAGCGCCGTTGTCTCTAAATACGCCCTGCAGCAAAGTTGCATCAGAAGCCAACGCCTCAAGATAGAATGTCATTTCCTGTTGCGAGACGCCTGCCGTCTCTAGCGCGTTCACATACGCTCCCAGCTTTTGTTCCGACGAGAGATCCGCAAATGCATCCGCCGTTAAGCCAACTTTAGGTGCTATATTCTCAAAAAAGTCAGCCAGCGGCCCAGCGCCAGTAGCAGCATAGTCGCCAAACTTATCATTCACGTCCTTAAGGATATCCGACAGCTTGTCTTGCTGGATGCCAAAGTTAGAAGAGGCAAAAGCCAGTTCTTGAAACCGAGACGCGCTAACGCCTGCCACATCCGATAAATTGCCAATTTCAGCAGTAGCGTTAACCATATTTTGAAGCTGATTTACGCTAAATGCAGCCGCTAAAACAGGAGCAAACCGTTTTGCAGCACTTGCCAATTGGCCAAACGCTGCGCTGGTGCCGCCCAAATCCTTTTTTGATTTATTTGCAAACCGCTCAACACGGCGCTGCGCGCGATCCATTGCCTTGGTAAACTGCTTATCTCGCGCGGATAATATGACGTTAAGCTCTTGAGCGCTGATTGCCATTAGCCATATCTCCTAGCCAACTCTCTGGCCTCTTCTAAAGACGGTGCGTCCGTGCCTGCGCTTTTGGGGCTGTGCGCTTCGTTCCAACCATCAAATATTAAGAAAACATCGCGCGGGATCATGTCCCGAATTTCGTCAGGCTTATAATTCGCAACAACAGTGTTTTTGATTAAGCTGCGGACGTTAAGACTGCGGGGTTTTCGCCCTCGGTTACTTTTTTTTTGACCTTCGCGTCGTCTAAAACATCCGGCATAAACGCCACGCCCAGGACAGCTTGTGCCACTTGATAGTATCGCATCAAATTAGCTGGGCCAGACGCCTCAACCAATCGATCCGCATCCGGGTCTTTCATACCCCCGCCAACCAAGGCCAAAGCGATCAAATCTTTTATTTCTTTAGAATTGGGCTTGGTGCCGCGGTCAAAAAAGCCATCCCAAACCTCAAAAATACCTCGGTGCTTATCTTCAAACCGCTCGATCTCACGGTTGCGCAGCAGAAACGCATAGGTGACGCCATCGATTTCCTCGACAACGCCACCACGGGGTGCATCAGCAGTAATAGCCATTATGCGTATGCAATGGTCCCATTGCTTTCTAGTGAAAGCGAAAAGGTGGTTGCCCCTTCTGTTTCACCGCCAAACTCAAGCGATGTAACTCGAAACTCGCCAGAGTAAGCTCCAAAGTCGGGCACAACGATCTGAAAATTAGCAACCGGATCAGCGGCAGTCGCAATCGTGTTTAAACGACCTTCTTGCGCGCTTTCATCTAGAAATATGCCATCACCAGATATGCTGACAGATTTCAGACCGTTCAGGTTTGAGGCCCAAAGCGCGCCGCCCGGTGCCGTTGCATCTGGCGTTGTCACATCGATGCTAGAGTTATTGATCGTGATAGACTTAGAGTTAAGTCCAGCGATTGTTGTAAAGGCTTCAGAGCCTGCGCCATCACCAATTTTGATGAGCAGGCTGCGCCCTAGTTGCTTTGCCATGACAGGCTCCTTCTAAGGGATTATGGACGCCTCACGGCGTTCGTCTAAGACCTTGCCCAAGGGTCAGAGAAAGGGCGAGCGGCGTTTAAGCCGTTTCCATTAAAGCCGTAAAAATAATATTGGCATTATGACCGCGGCCTTCCCGATCACGATCAACCACATATGTCTCACAGCGCATTTCGATAAGATTAAAACCGGTTAAACTGACCGATCCTTCTTGGCGATGCAGCGCTGTGCGAACCGCCTCGGCAATCTGTGTCGCTTCAACCCGTCCGGTTGTTTGAGAATAACCCTCAATGTTAAAAGTTACGTCCGCGCCAGTGCTGCCGTCAGTGTCCATAGAGCGGGGCTGTATGTCGCCAAACCTCACGAACGGGTAAGTCACGTTTTGCGGTGGTTCATCGTAAACACGGGCCGCCACAAGCGCTGTCAGACTGCTATTAGCAACCAATGCAGCGCGCACACCTTTCTGCAGCTCCAAGGCAAAGGAATTACTCATTTCAGCCCTGCCTCTTTTGCCGCTTTATTCATAGCCCGGCGCACCCGACCGACATGCTTTGGCCCAATAATTGTCTGGGTTCTACGCATTACAGGTACGGGTTCCGTGCGTCCGGTATCTCTAAAATCTGTGCCCTTTGGTTGCCGACGCTTGCCACCTTTATATTGGCGGCCAAATTCAATCGACATTGCTTTTACCTGGGCATCTCGCGTTGCCGGTGCAGCTTCTATTGAGCCAACAAAAGCATGCTCTTCGACCTCAAATTTTGCATGTATGCCATCCTTAAAGCGTCCAAGGTCAGGATCTCTTGCGCCGCTGCCAACAGGAGCCATAGACTTAGCCAATGCCACGCCTTCATATACGCTCTTGCGGATTGCATCACCGATGTATTTGCGCTGTTTGCGAGGTAGCTGCTTAAAGGCGCGTTGCAGCCCCTTAGACTGGACCTTCAAGTCGCTATCCCTTTTTCGAGGCGCATTTCCAAGACATCACCTTTAGCCGTAACCTGCATTATAGCTGTGATTGCCCAATAGTGACTGCGCGCCAAAATGCGATCCGCAGTGGTGATTGCGTTTGTAATAGTATCAGAACGCACGCGCATGGTTGCCACAGAAGCATCACGCAAAACGCCCTGTTCGATATCCTCCTGACCAAGACGCTCAATCAAATGCGCTGATCGGGTCGCGTGATCAGACCAGTTACCAGTGGTGTTGCCATAATCATCAGTGGCTGACGCCATACGCTGAAAAACAACGCGCTCGCGATACATGCCTGCCCTAGCCATAAAACGATGCTCGCTCGGTGCCGATCAGATCATCAAAGCCAAAAGGAAGCGTCTTGCTATTCACGCCTACCAATTCGATTTCTCGGTTTTCGTAATAATGCGCGACCAGCATCAGCAAAGCATGACGAACAGATGATGGGATATCAGCGCGGGTGGCACCGTAGCCAATCACATATTCAATCTTTATCGCATCATCGCGCTGAAAAGTGGTCGGCCAGCTAAAGCCGGTCTTGGGACTAACAACGGTTCTGCCGGAAGTTCCGAGCACATTGTAATTTGAAAGCGTATCGATCTGCAGCGCATTGGCTGTGTCGTAATACTTGATCGCGGAAACTGACTGCACCGGTCCTAACGAAAGATAAACAACGGATGGGTTTGGACCCAACCACTCGCCCCAAGTCTGACTAATCATTGCCTTGCCCAGCGCGCCCCGCACATCAACAAAGCTCACTGCAACATCAATAAGGCGGGCAATCAACGCGTCGTCATCGGAATGCTCGATGCGCATCTGTGCTTTTGCTTCAGACACAGTAATCGGCTCAACGGCGGGCGCGGATACGATTTGAAAGCGATGCTGCAAAGGAAGATCGGGCATTTGCTATTCCTTGACCGCTTTCCGTTTTGCAGGAGTCTTTTTCGTAGCCGTTTCTTTGACAGTTTTGGCCACAATTGGTTCAGCAATATTGCGCTCGATATATCGCTTTGCAGTGGCGTCATCGACGTCGACTTCATCACCGGCGTTGAGCGATACATTTGGACCAGCCATGCTAGTCAGAAGCCTGAGTTTCATGTAGATACTCCAGTTAAGTTGCGGGAGAATTAAAAATGAGCTGGATTTTATTTTTAGTGTTTTTGGAAACGGGCCATGAGCCACTGCTTCAGTTTGACGACGCGGAAACATGCTACAAATGGGCCAACAATCTGTCACAGCGAGATCAAGCAATGAGATCGCAATTTACAGAAGGCATGATGGGCGCAATGTCTATGCACACTTATGTTTGCGCAGCTGTTCCAAAAAAATACAAAATGGATAAGTAGGGGCGCGAACGCCCCCACCATAATTGCTTAGGCTTGGACCAAATGCTTGATCGCGGCGGTATCAGCCAACACGCCATCAAATCTAATGTAACCAAGAATACCAAAGTCAGGCGCGAAACGCTCACGCGCAACATAGATGGCCGGTTGACCAACCTTGCGCACGTAATACTGAGACATATCGCCAAACAAGATGGACTTTTTCGCAGTCGCGATTGAATCCATGTCTTGGTTAATCACTACGTTATACCCCAGCAAGTTTTGCGGAACTCCAGCTTGGTAATTCCCCATTTGCCACAGGTAATTCCCATCACCATCCTTCAGCTTACGAATGGCGGCCAGTGTGGAGTCATTCATCATGAAGGCTGAGTTTCCGACGCGATATGCCGGGTCTACGCTATGGACCAAATCAATGATTTCATCCGCAGTGACGGCATTTGCGCTTGCAGCGGTAACGCCAGCAGCAGAGTTGGTAACAATGCCCTCAACATCTGACGAACCAGAGCCCGTTGTCAGCTTTGAGTTTGCAATGCGCGCCATACGCTGGCCCAACAAACGTCCAAGGAAAGATTCCATGTTTAAAACGCTGTCAGTGTTTAGTTCAGCAGACCAACGCACCCACTCTGTATTGAACGCGAACGCTCCCAGAGACTTTTGGCCAAATACCGCGTCTTTACCGCCATCATCTGTCGGCTGCGTGCCTTCAGTATGGGCCTCTGCGGTCTTGGTGGTGTCATCGTTCGTTGGAATGTTGAACGTATTACCAGTCGTATCGTTGATGACGCTAAATAGCTCAGACGAATACATGGGGCCATGCGCCTTCATCGACTCTACGATAAAGTTTGCGAGCGTAACCGGAACGGTAAACCCACCGCTTGCATTAGTACCGCCAACTTGCACGCGATATTCTTTTAAAACATTGCGCACCTCTTGGTCGACATAAGCATCACCACCGTTGGCAACCATTTCTGCAAAAGCAGTCCGGTAGTCCATAGTCAGGCCATTATCGACGGCTGGAGCGGAACGCCCTTCAACCACTGGCACTTTTGAAGTGTCCGGCTCTTGGATTGCCGCCATTGCTTTAGCAGCACGATCTTCGCGTTCTACTCTTGCCTGTAGCTTGTCGTGATCAGCCATCATGGCATCAAACTCACGTTCGATCTCCGCAGCACGCTCATCAGGGGTTTCATTTGTCACTTCCGACAGTTTTGAACGGGCCTCGGTGGCGATGTTCGCCATCTGCTCCCGCAATTCTTTTACTTCAGCCATTTCGGGCCTCCTTCGTTGGGAATTGGACGTCATCTCGACGTTCAGTGAGCTGGCCAAAGGCTCGGATGAGGCCGACAAACCGCGAGAGCGGTTATCCTTGCAAGCGTTCCTTCATCCGCAGCCTGCGCGGTGCTTGCGTTATTCTTTGTGATTTTCGAAAATCTTCGAGTGATCTGAGCCCGATTTCGGTGCCAGGATACGCCGGAGTGGTAACTATTGAGACGTCAAATAGCTCTGCCTCTTCAATTGTGCGGCGCGGCAGTTCCTTGCCATCAGCGTCTTTCCACTTTTGACGGGTCGGAACGAAGGCAAAGCTCATCTTATCCAAATCGCCCCTGCGCATTTTAGGTACAATCGCGCGTACATCTGGGTCAGTCATGTCCAATGAGGCGCGCATTTTTAACCCACGTTCATCCTCTGACAGCTCCAAAGTCCCGGATCTGGTGCGCGCAAGTGGTAAACCTTCGTGGTTGATCAAAAACACAACATCATCACGGGTCACAGCGTCAGTAAAAGCGCCCGGTGCTATGCGCTCCAAGAATTGGCCGCCTATATTAGTGTCTTCGTTAAAAACGCTGGCGTAACCTTCAACAACTGCCACGCCATCATCTTCGGCTCGCACTTCAAACGAAGTGGAGACCCGGCTTTCACGGTTTTTCATCATTTATTCCTCTTCAGCGTTTGGCTGGCTTCCAATCGGCACGGTTGCCCCTTGGATAAGCAAATCATCACCATTATCGCGCGGAGCTAACTCTTCATGCTGCCGCACTTCGTTGGGCGTCTTGATACCGTTTTGAACGGCGGTTGCGTGCGCTTCCATCCGCGTTTTCAAATCCCCGCGCAGCAAGCTATCGACGTTAAACCGAACATGCAGATCGCTTGTTCTGCCAAAAAGCTTTAAATTTAGCTCCTGTTCGGTTTGCTCAATCCAGCGGCGCAGCGTGTGCTTTACCAGCAAAATGTCTTGCTGCTCGGTATTGCTAAAAGTGCCAGTTGAGAGATCCTGCAAAAACACAGGCGGCAGCGAATAAATACGCGCGATCTGCTCAACGCAAAACTTCTGCAGCTCAATCAATTGCATTTCATCGGGACTAAACCCGACAGATTTCAACTCATGCCCAGCAGGCAATGCCATTACTGGCCGCCCTTCCCTAGCAAGCCGCGCCGTGGCCTGCGCTACATCATCTGACGCGCGCTGCGCTGCCGCTCCGCTTTGAAATGGCCCCTGTAAGACTGCCGGTGGAATACCCCCAGCTTGAAATGCCTTTGCACCGTAGCGCGTGGCCGCAATCGCCATCCCAATTACGTCTTTGTGGTGCATAATCGGACCGCGTATATCGATCTGGTTGTGCTTCAGCATAAAGGTGAGATCAATTACCTCGCTGGCGTCATATGTTTGGCTTCGCGCGCGGTATCCCCGCCCTGAAAAGCCGCTGTTGTTAGTCTCAAAGACATGCAGATTGGCGGTATCTAGCGGCACCAAATCGGTAACAACGCCCGCTGTATTGCGCACAATTAGCGTTACTGAGCGCCCGCCGGTTAGCACCTGCTCAAAAATATACTTGCGCCAAGCGAACGAGCTGAGCGTTGGGTTAACCGCACGATCTAACCACGCCGCAACGCCGCTTCTGATGCGCTCATGCCCGGTATCTGTGGTGCGATAAACTTCAAGCGGCATTGACGCCAACGTGCCAGAGATAAAGTTAACCGCTGCCCAAACCGCAGGCACGCCAAGCGCATTATCCACGTTGACCGTTACCCCGGCAGAAGATGAAAACTCACCCCACCCCATAATATGCAAAAAGTCATCTGCAGACACAGGCGCATTTGGATTTTCGAGCGCACGCTCTTCTGTCTTTAAAAATCTGTCGAACATGCCCATAGTTGTGAAGCCTCATTTGGAGATTCGAGATGCGAGTAATCTTGGGATTATTATTTACTGCTGTCGCAACTTTTGTGCAGGCTCATGAACCCCAAAATGGGATCAAGTTTATTTCTGCATATGATAAGTACAGCGAAGTGTTTACCGTTTTAGTTTCAAATACTTCACGGTCGCAAGGCAGGTACCTAAAATGCGTTGCATTCGATGGACGCGGAGTGCCATTATCGCAATCAATAGCCATGACAGTAGAGTATGCCACCGAACTCGATTTTTCACATAACGGTAGTATTCGCGCAAACGAAGTTAAAAATGTTAAATGTCATTATTAATTGAACCGGTGGAGAATTAAGGTGCGGAAACTTTTTTTGACCATTTTATTCAGCTTAGGATTTACAACATCTTTTGCAGGTGAAAATGACACTTACCTACTTAAAAAATGCACCCTTATTTCAGACGTATTTTGGCAATTGGAAGCTTCAAAAAAAAATTCGGCAGGGTTTCACGATTTTTTTGAAGAATCCACTAAAGATGGACCAGTTGTGATAAACGTAAATTATGTCAAAGATATTTTAACTTACTCATACGACACCGGATTTCCGAGAATTTTTAAATTATTTCATCGAAATGAATCGAACACCGTTTTAGGCACTTGGGAAATGATTTTTAAAAGTCATGAGGATTGGAGCGACGCGACAAACCAAACTACCTTAAGAATCTCAGACCCTTTTTGTGAGCAACGAGAAAAAAAATCGCAGCTCGCTGAACACTGGGTCAGTGCGAATGTTTTTTACCATCGTATCTTCGATTGCCCATGTGAATAAAACTAAACCGCCATTTTAAACTCAGGATCGTCCCACGGGCTGGTCGGCAAAAACATCTCTTCTGCGCTCATTGATCCAAGGGCCATAGCTAAAGCTACAAGCCCGTCAATCTTGCTGTAGCTTTTGGCTTTGTGCAGCTTTCGGTTTCCAGCCGGATCGCTTTGCACCACAGCGCCAGCCGCGTTCATATTTAAGATCGGATTGCCACCGTGGCGCAGTTTGCGCTCAGCTACATATTGCTCCAATCGATCAACCGCTGGAGCCATATCTTTAAACCCCTGCCCAAACGGCTGCATCGGTATTTGCGCGCCAATATTATCTAGCTCGCGCTTAAAATCGGATATCCTCCAGCGATCATATGCCAACAAATGCAAATCATATTCTTCAGCGACTTCAGCTACCGCCATAGCTATGACTTCTGGCTGAATAACAGGCCCGCTGATGGTGGTTAAGTAACCTTGGTCGGCCCATGTATCCCACGGCACTTTCTCGCTTTGCGCCTTGTCTCTGAGCCCGTCCTGGGGCAGCCAAAAGCGCGGCACAACATTAAAATGTCCATCCTTTGGAAACACCAAGACAAGTGCAGTCAAATCCCGGCTTGCCGATAGGTCAAGGCCCGCATAACAAACATCGCCAACTTCAACATTTGGTTGGCTATCGTTAGCCTCCCACTCTGCGCGAGACAGAAACGGTGACTGAGCCTCAATCCGTTGGTTAAGAAATAGCCAGCGGAAGGAGTTTGCTTTTGCCGGAAGCCTATCGGCCTGTTCAGCAAAATCTTCTATGTCCTTTAATGATCTAAATTTACCCAGCGCGGGGTTCGCTACTTTCCACGCCTTTCGGTCCAATACCGTGCAATCTTTCGGAGCCGTGTAAAGATGCGAAACAATCCTCTTATCCTGCGCAGCGGCTGCATCATCGAGCCATATAGAAAAGAGATCCCCATCCGTGGCAGCTTGCGTAGAAATTGCGATAAGTAACGGTTCATCGTGTGCGCCTTGCGCGGTTTCAATTGCCTCTATGAATGGATCGTGAGGACCACGTACTTGCCCGACTTCGTCTAAGATGGCTAGAACCGGTGAAAGGCCGTGCGCAGTCCCCGATTCCGCAGATATTGCCCTATATTCTACGTTGCAAACCAAACCGATCAACATTTTTTGGCTTGGCACAATACGAATAATTTTTGATAGATCCGGCGACAACCTGACCATTTTTTCAGCAAGTTTAAAAACCAAAGCCGCTTGATCGCGCGACCTAGCACCAGAGATAATCTGGCTGTTTTGCTTTGCTTCTGGCCCGACCAGGTGGGCTAAAAGTATCGCCGCAATTAAAGCCGACTTACCGTTTTTTCGCGCCACTGAAAGATAAGCCCGGCTGCTGCCTTGCGGATTGTCATAAACCGCCAAGACAAACTTGCGCTGAAAAGGCATTAGCTTCATCGGCTGCCCAACATGCGCGCCTTCTGGGATCAGGACATAGCGTTCAATAAAGGCACAAATCTTCTCGCCGCGCGTCATCAGTCCCACCGATTAAACAAGCGGCGCAAGAAATAACTGCGCAACATGCTGATCACGGTAAATACCCACCCAATGGCAAAGCTATCGCCAATTGTAACCGCGTAGCCGAAGGCGGGCAGCACCAACAAGTTAGCTCCAACTGCGACTAAAAACCCAACAGTGACGTTGGTAACGGCCTCAAGCGCGCTTCTTTTTATTGTCTGCATTGGTTAATTCAAAATATGTCTTGCCGCTTTCGACATGAATAGCCTGTTGCCCGGTGTAATCTTGCCAGCGGTTAATGATGACATCGCAATAGACCGGATCTAGTTCCATCATCCGTGCGCGCCGTCCGTGTTTTTCGCAGGCGATAGCTATGGTGCCGGAACCAGCAAAACTATCCAGCACAAGATCATCGCCCTTTGTGTTGTTCAGCATTTGATATTCAAACAGCTCCACTGGCTTCATCGTTGGGTGCTCTGCATTCCGGTTTGGACGATCAAAGTTCAAGATCGTGGTCTGCTTGCGATCCGCGGCCCACAGATGCGCAGCGCCATCTTTCCAGCCGTATAAACAGGGTTCATGCTGCCAGTGATAATCTTGGCGACCCATAACCATCGATTGTTTTTTCCAGATTAAACACTGCCGGATCGTCCAGCCAATGTCGTGCGCCGCGCCGCGGAAGTTGTAACCCTCGCTATCTGCGTGCCAGATATAAAAGACAGAGCCAGCCTTCATGACCGCGTCCGCAGCAGTGTAACTATCCGCCAAGAATTGACGGAAATCCGTATCGCTCATTTCATCGTTTTTAATCACCAAGGCATCCGCGGTTTTGCCTTCATAGGCTACGTTATAAGGCGGGTCCGTTAGCCACATATCTACAAGCTGATTTTCGCAAAGCTGCTCTAGTTGGTCTATGCTAGTCGCATCGCCGCACATCAAACGGTGCTTGCCCAAGGTCCAAATATCGCCTGGCACCGTAACAGGGTTGTCTTTTGCCTCCGGCACCTCATCGTCATCGGTAAGCCCCTCGCCCGCTTTGTGCAGCAAGCTAACCAGCTCGTCTTGGCTGAAGCCCATCAGTTCACCGAAATCGCCAGCTAAATCTTCCAGCTCAACTTTTAACGCGTCGATGTCCCAATCAGCATTCAGAGCGAGTTTGTTATCAGCAATCACCAGCGCCCGGCGCTTTCGATCATCAAGACCAGTAACTACTATGGCAGGAACAGTATCCATCTTGAGTTTTCTGGCAGCCAATACGCGCCCGTGCCCAGCGATAAGGTTGTTGCTGTCATCAATCAGAACAGGATTCGTAAACCCAAATTCACGGATTGATGCGGCAAGCTGAGCAACCTGATCATCGCTATGGGTGCGACTATTTAATGCGTATGGGATCAAATCCTCAACGCTGGTGATTTTATGTTGGTAAAATGTCATTTTTGCCTTTGGGAAATTCTAGAAGGTTGTCAAAATCCTTAGATCAACAAGAGATTCGACAATGATTTACAAGTTTAAGAGTTCGCGCTTCCTGCGCTTGAAACGATACAATCAACAGATTTTGCAGCGGCTAAAGTTCAAAGCCTCAAAGGACAGCAATATCATAGATACTAATCACAAATGGGCCTAGTGAGCTGGCATTGCGATTAAGGCTTACGGAGAAATGATCTTTGGATGAGTATGACGAAAAAAGGATGGAAGAAGTCCATCAAGAAAATATTCGCAAAGCAAAAGAAGCTGCAGCCACTTCTTCTTTGAGCAGTGTTACCGAGCCAACAAGTCAAATCGCTTCAAGTACTTCTGTCCAATCTACCTCTGATCGTATTGCAAAAAAAATCACTGACGGCTTTGGCATAACTAGAGATGGACCGCCACGAAAAGTATCAGACGACGAAATAAGTGAATACCAAGGCTGGAGCGGTAGTAAGGCTAAACAAAAAAAACAGTCACGCAAGCGCACCCAAGCTCGGAGAGATGAACCATACTTTGTTAAATTGACCATGGCTCTGGTAATTGGTGGGATTGGCTTAATGCTTTTTGTAGCGATTATCTCCAGTTTTTAATTTGAGTAAGCTTAATGCGCAGGCATGGCGATTAAACCCTCAACCCCAATATCATGCAGCAAGCCGCGCGCCTGCGTTTCGTTCTTAGCCGTTCCGTTTATAGTGCGCGGATCACTGGAAAGCTGATTTAAAGACATGCTGCGGATCACAGCGAGCTGACGGCGCTCTAAATTATCCACCACAGCAAGCAGCGGATTTGCAATAAGCGTGCCGCGTTTATTTGAAATCAAAACGCCAGAGCGGTCCAACGTGGATTGGTGCTCGCGGATATCCGCTTCCATGCGAACAACCTTTGCCAGCAATATTAAATCCAAGTCTCGCCAATCCTCGCGTGCGCGTGCGCGGGTGAACTGGTTCCAAATGGTGTGCTCATCCTCTGATCGCAGAGCTATACCCTCCGGCAATGGCACGCTTTCAATAGCACCGGCGAAACCTGTCACGGCTGCCGTTGCGCTGTTCTTGTCAGATCGTTTTTTCAATGGTTTTTTCCGTAAACGCGATAACGCTCGACTGGGGGCGCTGGTTTCCAAAGACTAGGATTGAGCTTCCTACCCACCCCCCCAAT